CACGAAAAGCGCCATATTTCGCCGTTATGATAGGTTTTACCTATTCGGATATATATTTACACATCTTACCTTATGAAACACGCCTTAAAATCATTATCCCCGCTGGTTTTTGTGTGGAAAAGACCATGTGAATCCCTCCTTTATTCGTGCTTTCTTGCATCACGTTCAAATGGATTATACCAATAGGCATAGCGATAAGCGTCATACCACGACATGAGCTTTATAACCTTAAAGTAAATAAATTGCACAATAAAAAAGAACAAATACAACAACAACATTACCAACGGGCTAAATACTCTCTGTTGCCACACATGTCTAATTTCATGGTTGTGCAACCTAACTTTAGCTTTAATACCGCCGTGTGTTTTTACATAATACTCATACTGCTTAGGATTGTAAAACACGAACGGAGCTATTGTCATCGCAACAACTGAAACTGGAAATTGAATCCATTTTGGTTTGAAAAATGCAAAAATCCACCATATAAACCAGATTGCAATAAATACATATAACATCCTATCACTCCTTATTTTCTTGCTGCTCCAGTTGTTGTAGTTTTGCTTCCAGCGTCTTGATTTTTTGTGTCAGTTCTTGATTTTCTAACAGTATTTTGTTAATTAACTCTACCAAATCGTTTAATGCATCTGATATTATCATAATCTTGTTTTGAATTTTCTGATTAACTGTCATTCAATCCCTCCTTTTTACATTAATCCAATCTTACCCAGCTTGAGCCGTTGTAGCCATAGAAATGCTTATCCGTTCTATTAAAATAAATCATTCCTGGAACCGGAGAGTCTGGAGCAGTTAACGAAATTGGGAGCATTAACCCTCCACCATCAATTCTTACGCCAGAATCAGGTTGCAAAATAATAGAAGCTATTCTTCCGGTTCTTTCGTCGTATTTGCCGATAATTAATTCATTATCGGTATTGAAAATTTCGCCATAAGAAATGAGTGTATTGCCTCCGGGCTCAAATCGCAGGCCAAATCCTCTGGCAATCTCAAAAAAGATAATTTTATCGTCAAAATATTTGTTAGTAAAGTTTATGGTTAATTCCGTATAGGCTTCGAAAACCTCCTGACCGTCTGTAATCTCCCAATAACTATCGGCAAATAGTATTTTTCCGGCTGTGTTGCTTAAAACAATTTGTGGTGTTTCTAAAAGTCCTCCAGAGATTGAAATACCATCAGATGGCGAACTTGGCAGTGTATATGAGAAAATTTGTTCGTTTGTCCCGAGGGCTTTTACACTATAATAAAAAGTGTAAGCAAGAGAGCCATCAACATATAGTTTTATTTCACCGTCTTCTGCTCCTTCCAAAACTGTTGTTTTTACTTTTAGATACAATGTAGTTCCTTCTTTTTGTAAGCTGAATAAGCCTACTTTTGTCATTTGTCTATCTAAGCTCTGAGTAGTGCCTATTTCTATCCAAGTTACACCATCTAAACTTGCATAAACTCTTGGTTCTGGGGAATCAAACCCGCCTAATATATCAACATAAATTTCACAAGTTTCGTAATATTTGGGCGTAGAAGCCTCGCCGATTTTTACTAAATCTACTCCTTCATTATTAACTCTTATTATCCCTTTACCGTCTGAAGTGTTTTCTATAAATACTTTATTACCTACCTGTATGCTTTTTCCTGCATATATTTTATTTCCTGCTATTAAATCTCCTACAACACTTCCTTCAGGAGCATTATATGGAGTAAGTGTTATGCTTGGTGCTAAGTTGATTTCTGTATAACCTTCAGGAACAATTCCATTTACAACGTCAACTAGTGAATCTAACCAATATGCTATTGTTCCTTCTGGAAGTGCGTTAGCTGGTTGAACAACAAGTTTGTCTGCTGAAATAGTTTTGGCTTGTATTTTATCGCCTGTAAGCGTACCATTGACAATTGCATCACCATAAACTTCAAATTGTGTTGCATCAACAACTATTTTCCCGTTTTGAATAGATAACTCTGTGGCTTGCGGTGTTCCTGTTTCATCTTTTGCAACAACCCTTAAATTTATCTCGTCCGATAGCTGTTGGAACGAACTCCAACGAGTAGCTGCCGTAGTCAAATCACTTAAATCACTATCGATAGAACTAACATCTGCAACCACGGTTGAAATTTGTGAAGCGTTTTGCTTTATTGCTGAATATTGGTTTGGATCATTGGCATCACTATTTAACGTCGCAACTATAGAAGTAATGCTATCGGCGTTTTGTGTTATTTTACTATATAATGTTTCATTTTCCCCCAAGCTATTAATCCCTGTTTTAACTACAAGATTTGAAATTTCACTTGCGTTTTGTTTAATCGAAGAATATTGATTTGCGGCATCTGGTGTGTCATTTAGCGTCGCTACAATCGTCGAAATACTTGTTGCGTTCTGTTTAATTGCAGAATATTGACTTGGATCATTAGCATCTCCATTCAATGTTGCGACTATAGAAGTAATGCTGTCGGCATTCTGAGTTATTTTACTATATAATGTTTCGGTTTCACCCAAACTATTGATTCCTGTTTTAGCTACAAGAGTCGAGATATCGCTTGCATTTTGTGTTATTTTGCTATATAAAGTTTCACCAACACCAAGACTATTTACATCTGTTTTTGCAAATAAAGTCGAAATTCCATCTGCGTTTGTCTTGATGGCATAATATTGATTTGTGGCATCTGGCGCCGAATTTAAAATTGTCTCGATTGTAGATATATCATTGTTAATAGTAGTAATATCACTTTGAATGCCCGATACATCAGCTTGTAAATTGGCAACGTCTGTTTGAACGTCGGCAAAGCTTTGTTCGGCTTCGCTTAATGTTTTAGAACTTACATTAACCGTTAAAGGAGAAGATTGATTGCCAGAAAAATCCACAGCGCGTATCTCTACGGGAACATTAGTCGATCCTGGAGATAGTTCCACCCTTATTGTCGTGCTGTCAACTCTTACGGTTTCCAAATTAACAGTTACCAAAAAATGTGAAAAGTCATCTTCGGTTGGCTCGGTAACCTTGATAATAGCCGCACCATAAAGACTTTCGGTTGAAACAAGTGTTGGAGTAGCCGGAGCATCTGTATCCTTTGCACTTGTAATGCTTTGTACTGTGCTCCAACCTGATTTCTTTCCTTCTGCATCGTAAGCCCTTACCTTGACATAAATCGTCATATTTCCTGGAACTTCGAATTTTACTAGTGTATCGGCGGTTGTTATATAATTCCAATCGATACCGTCATAACTCCAAGCAAGTTCATATCCGATTAAATCCGCTTCTGTATTGGCATTCCAAGATGCAGTTATGAAATTCAAACCATTTTCGTTTATAGTTGCAAGAGCAAGCCCTGTTGGTGTAGCTGGAGCCAAACCGTCTAAGTAGTTTGTTCTATCATCTACTGTCTGAACTTGTGTCTGAAGCTCTTGCACTTGCTGCTGAACCGTTTCTAATTGTGTTGTCTCGGCTGGTTGTTGTGCCACTTCTGATGGAGTCACTTTGGATACCTGTTTATCTGCAATATCAAATATAACGTTCCCCCATTCAACTATGCTTATGCTGGTTTTGAACTTTTGTGCTTCCAGCTCGTGCTCTACACCATTTATCAAAAAAGTTCCAGAAGAAATTCCTTTTGGTGCTAATTGCAGGGTTATTAAATTTCCTGCAAAAAGTTCTGGATAAAACTCATTTAATTGCAACACAAACTTTATCGTCTTTGTAGTTTCGCCGTACAAAGCATCAGCAATGTTGGAAAGTAAAGCTTCAGACGAGTAGTACGAAGTGAGAGATAGCTCTGCATCTGGCTGCCCTGTTTGATTTGGTTTGGTAACTGTTAGCTCCGATTTCTTTTTAATTGGAACTGCTGAAAATTTGATGTGTGTAATCCTATAATCCACCGTGCTTGAAAGATTTGTGATTTTTAATATTAATTTATCTGGATATGCAGTTAGTTCGTCTAGCCTGATATTTCCATCATTATAACCGGCGCTGAATTGCCTATCAACCGCGATTGGTGTGTCATTGAGATAATAGCTGATATAAACATATGTATCGGGATCTTTTATGTATTCACTTGTATACTCAAGCTCGAAAGTGCCTTGTGTTCCAGCTTTTACAATGCTTGCATCTCCCTGGAGTTCGTGATCAATTACATGCTCCTGAGCTGAACCGATTTCATACCCCTGGCTTTGAATCTTGATCTGATTAAATTGTCTTTTGGTATTGATATTGTAATTTTTGATATTATCTTCAGTTATAGTTATGGCAGGAGTTGGGTCTGAATAATTTTCAATTCGTGTTCTAAATGCTATTTTACCGTCTGGCGTGCAAGTGAGTTTTCCACCTGTTGCTTTTGTAATTTCCTGAAGTATCTGCCACCATGTTTTGTTATTGTCAGCAATAAATACTTCCCAGGGAGTTGTCAAAACTTGTAAATCCAAATAGCTTACATCAAAGCCAAGCCTATTAACAAGTATATCGTTTATTATTTGGTCTGGAGTATAGCCTGTATAAAGCAAAGGGTTAGTTGGTTTCTTTTGCGTAGCTATCCATAAAAGGTCTTTGAGTTCTATATCCGCTGTTTTGTGTCTTTCTGTAATTGCATTAGCAGGTTTCCAGCCATAGAAAATTGGGATAGCTATTGCATTTTCGTCTTCTGGAGCAGCTGTATAACCGTCTGGAACCGTATCATTTAAACTACCTCTCCAATATTCAATTACGTTATCTGGAAGTTCAAGTCCATCAGCTTCTTTACCTATAATAACGTACACTTTAACTTCCCATACTTTATTTAAATAATCATCGTTCACCGTCCCGTTAATTTTTCCGACGGTTGGGTCAAATACATCGTTATATTGCGTTGGTGTAAAGGCATTATTTTCATTTCTAACAGTTAACACCGCCGTATCTATCGCAGGCGTTTCAAGAAGTTCTATTCTGTTATTAGTTCTGACTTTCAAAACATAATCGCTTAGGTCGTACCAATTAACACCATCTATTTTTGCATAAAATGCAATCTTTTTATACCTTGTTAAATCTCTTGTTTGTGTTAGAAAATCAGGATTTATGTTAACTGCTTCAATCACGCTATCACCGCCTTATATAGTCTTATATAATCGGCATTTTTGGTGGAACAGCGAACGGTTTTTTTGCATCATACAGCGCCTGGATATAATCATCAGTCCAGATTGCTGGGTCGTAGGTGGCGATTATAATATTTGAAATTAGTCCGTTGAACGGGTAAGTACCATAGAGTTCGTTGCCAATTTCTAATCGATACTGCTTGCTTTGGTTGAAGTACAACCCGTTTTGCAATGTTAGTGTTGCGTCTGATACTCCATCGATATATAATTTTGCGGTTTTTGTTGTAGTGTCATAAGTTAGTATAACAAAGTGCCATTGCAAATCGTCGAGGAACGTCTGGTTTTGCAAGTACGCAAGCACGTATGTGCCACCATCGTTGAACGAAACACGCATTGGGTTACCCGCGATTTTTTCGATGTTAAACCCACCATCTTCAGTACATGAAAATAATCGAAAGTCTTCAGACAGTTCGACTGGTTTGTTTCGTTTAAACCATCCGCCTATAACAAATCCGTTGGCAAATCTACGAACACTTGCATCATCGAATATACGAAATCTGCCTGCCGGCCTCGTCCCCTCCGTGAAGGACGTGGCGAAGGGTTTTTCTTCTATCTGAAACCCGCAAAATTTAAACACTCCTGCTGTTGAACTAAATGGATTAAGCCAAAAATCACATGTTGTTGCGTTCAAAGTAGCAGTTATAATGCGTCTTTTCCATCCGTCACCTAAGTCTATAACAATTGATTTATGAATTGTTGCATCTGACGTGATGTAAATACCCCAGCTCGGAACATTTTGTACATAGTAATACACGCTAAAAGTGACCGTTTTACCTACCCAATTACCTATTGAAGACTGGTCTATGCCTATATATTGACGAGTGCCATCTTTAACTGTCCATTCAAACACCTTCATTCCGTTGTAAGTTTCACCTTTGTAAGACCATTTGCTTGGATATCCATTAAAAGCGTTTAAATCTTCAGGATTTGGATGTAAATTCGTCGTCCCTTCCTCCACCGCAAAACTTGTAACACCTTCAAACGGAACATCATCTTTGCGTAGTGTCACGCATAAGCTTCCATCGTCGTTGTATATCAGCCCATAACTTTCTTTATGCAATGCCATCAATTATCACCCCTCAATAGATATTTCTTTTGGTATCTCAACGTTTGCTAAATTCAACCTTTCTTGTATAACAGGTTCAAGTTGTTTATACATTTGTTTCAACAACTCTGGAATAAACGGCTTTAGAAGTAAGTCAAATTCTGCATCTGCAACGTATTGGTAATATTCGTAAACAGTTCGCATTTCGACATCTGTTGTTCTGTCTTCTCTCATGATGTGTTCTTCGATCTGTTTTTCTTGTATGCCATAATTAAAAGCATATGAAACTTTTACTTTACCTTGTTTCATGTCATCTGTTAACTTTATTATTTGTATTTCAGATGGTTTTGCCATACTCTGAACCATTCTTATCCCTCCTTAAAAAATGGGAGCTTACGCCCGTATTATGCAAATTTTATTTGTCCTGTATCAATAAGTTTCTGAATAGTTTCTGCTAAGAAGTCTTCAAATTTAGTTCTATGGTCCATTATAAAGCTTTCATTTGCGTATAAATTTACTATGTTATAAACCGTTTCTGGCCCGGAACGTGTAACGTTTGCAATATAGCTTCCTGTTCCGGTTTCCGTGCTGGCTCCTAATTCAATTGGCTGAATCTTTTCCTGGGCTTCCTTCCATATATCGTCGAGCGATTTAGTTTGTATTTTCTTTAATCCTAATAATTGGCCAATAAGTGGTATGCTTGCAATGAAGTTATTAAGCCTGACAAACGCTTCTCTTATTAATCCAAATATGAAATAAATTCCTCGAGCGAACCAGACAAATACATTGTTATATGCCCATACAAGTACATTTGCTATCATTCTAAATGCTCCTGCAACAACTTCTAATGCTGGAGTAAGAATTGTTCCAATCGTGTTTCCTAGCACCATAAGTATCTGTGCAAATGGTTTAAGTGCGCTCTCGATTAACGGTGCTAGCACGTTAAATATTCCTTGAATAATTGTTCCGATTGGATCCAATAATTGTTGCACGCTTTGCAATGTTCCAAGCAAATAAACAAAGCTATCAACTGCTTTTTTTATGAACGATACCGATTCGATAACTTGTTTGTACCATTTGCTTATCGTTTCCAAAAACGTTAGTTCTTTTTCTTCTTTAGCACCAGATTCTTCTTGCTGTAATTCTCCGGCTATAAGTTTCAACTGTTCAGCCATCTCTGGATTTGAAGCTTGCAATATATCTGCTATTTTTGAAATTGTTTGAGCAATTATTTTTATATCTTCTCCTACTCCACCACCAAAAAGATAGTTAATTACAGCATCAACTAATCCACCTTCTGCATAACCTTTTAGTCTAATATTTTCAAGAAAAGCTACAAGTTCAGGATATTTTTTAACTATTTTGTTTGGAATAACGTATTCCCCTTTATGCACTATTCCAGCTGGTTCGTATTTGCCACCAGAACCTGTATATCCTCCTTCTGCAAATCCTGGCTCGTAATAAAGCCCCATCCATGCAAGTATTTTCATCCACCACGGAGTTGATTTATCATCCATAATTTCTTTTGCCAATTCTTCTTTCTTTACTGCAATTTCACCAGTTTGTTCAAAACCTTTTTTAAAGAAATCTATAACATCGCCAGTAAGTTTAACTGCTATTTCCCAAGTTGTTTGTACAATTGAACCAAAGTATTTCATTATTTCTCTTACAAATTCCAAACCAGTTATTGTCCATTCCCATGTTGTTTTCAATGCTTCCCATATTTTTTCTCCTAATGGTTGTAAAACATTTTCCCAAAGCCATTGAATACCTGTAATAGTCCAAACCCAAGTTGTTTTTAATGTTTGCCAAGTTGCTGTTCCTAATGGTTTTAGAATGTTATCATACAACCATTCAATACCTTGTATAGTCCAATTCCAGATTGTCTTTAAGCCATTCCATATACCTTGACCAAGTGGTTCTAGAATATTTGCCCATAGCCAAGTTAAACCGTTTACTACCCATTCCCAAGTAGTTTTCAAACCAGTCAAAATTCCTTTTCCTAATGGTTGTAAAACATTATCCCATAACCAAGTAAGACCTGATACAACCCAATCCCATGCTGTTTTAATCCCAGTCCAGATCTTATCACCAAGCCAATTCATTATGTCCCACAATTTGTCTAAACCAGTAACAGTCCAATCCCATACCGTTTTAAATCCTGATTTCATACCTTGCCAAATCCAACTGAAAAAGCCAATAAAGTCTTCCCAAATCTCTTGCCAGTTAACACTTTTAATCCAATTAATTATGTTGGTAAATATTTCCACTAATCCTTGCCATAACCATTGCAAGAAATCTGCAAAGCTCTTTCCTTCGTTCTTTGATTGCCATAACTTGTATAACGCAGTCACTACACCAAGAACTGCTAATGTAAACGGATTAAGTAAGAATGTTCCTATTTGTGCAAGTTGTGCAAACAGTTTTAAAGCTATTAATACGCTTATTAATGTAGCACCTAACCTGAGAAGCGCCCAGACTGCTTTTCCTACCGTTTCTTTATTTTTATCAATCCATCTGGTTAATTGAATTACACCTGCTATCATCTTTTGCAGTAAATCAACCACGCCAGTTCTTATTGCATTAAAGAATGCCATGTTTAATGCTCCAATACTGGCTTTTAATCTATCGAGTAGGTACGAAACGGATTGAGTTTGCAGCTGATATGCTTCATTCAAAGCTTCTGTATCGCCCCGTATCCCGCTTAACACATCTGTAAATTTTTCGTAGTTATTGATCCACGTTAACAACGCTCTCGAGCCTGTTTCGGAAAGCGCTAGTTGTTGAAGGAAAGCTCGTTTTTCATCATCTGTAAGTCCTTCAAGCTTTTTTCTTAGTTGATCAACAACTTTTGTTAATCCAATAAACTTTCCATTTGCATCGTACAGGAAGATTCCTAATTCCTTAAACTTATCAGCTTGTTGAAGCATATCCATGAATGCTCCTTCTGCGGCGTTTGCTGCTTCTGCAGATCTGAAGCCCGCTGTTGTTAATGCTGTATAACCTGCTAATGCTTCTTGTAAACTAACACCTAAATTTCTTGCTGATGGTATGAGTTGTCCAAAATCTCTTGCTAATTCTTCGTATGTTAATAGCCCTTTCTTAACTGCTTCAAACTGCATTGCATATATCGTGGAAAGATTATCTATACTTAATCCATATGCATTGATGATAGAAATAGCACTTTGGAACGTAGTTGTTAAATCCGTCGCGCCCGCGATTGAAGAAATAGTGGTGGCTTTTAGCACGTTTAAGCTATCTTTTGCTTCAACACCGGCTGATCCTAGCATATACAAAGCATTATTAAGCTCGTCTAAAGGCTTTCCTGTTGCCATGGATAAATTAATTAATTGTTGTTGCATCTCTCTGGCTTGATCACTTGTCATCTTCATCATTGTTCTTGCATTCTGGAATGACTTTTCTACCTTGGCTGCAAAATAAGTAGACGCACTTACTGCCCCCGCTAATGCTCCTGTGAGTGCAACAGTGTATCTTAATGCAGTATTGATCGCGTTTGAAAATTGTTGCAGATTTCTTCGAACGTTATCCATTTTCTTTTGGAAAGAATCCAAATTTCGTGAGACGGTTCTTAGCACGGGGCTAGCTGAATCGGAAGCTTTGATAACTATTCCCAATGTTTCTTGCGGCATCGGAATCACCTGCCTTTATTCTTATTTGCGAGCTGTTCTACAAAGACTGTTTTAAAAGCTATTAAAAAGACAATCCAGTCTACAGGCTGATCTAAAATTCCTCCAGGTTCTGGAAGATTAATTATGTTCCCCTTGTGATCCACGTATGCTAGAACAAACTGAAAGTAATTCTCTCTTATAAAGTCATACATTTGTCTATCTTCTTCCGGAATATTATTTCCCATTTTAATATCGGAAAGCATTAAATTTAGCCATCGTTTTAGTTTGTATCCTTCAATCTTTATCATTGGCTCAACACTTTCGAATAATTTCTTTTTCAATAGCTCAACTGTTTCATGTTTTAACATTCCGCAAGTCTTTGCATTTATGGGGGCGTTTTCGCTCCATCTAAGAATGTGAAACGGGAGAGCTTCGATCACTCCCCCTTGTTTTATGAGATTATATCCCCTTACGGTTAGCTTTTTGTATTCAATCCAGCTACCATCCTCAAACTCCAAAAGCATTGCTACCACCGAGATTGTACATCTCTTGAAGCTTGATCCAGATATTTAAAAGGGTAGTCGCCTCTACTTTCTTTATGTTTTCCAGTGTCACAGGTACACTTTCACTCCATGCTTTGATGACTTTGACTAAGAATTTATATGGGATAGCATTTACTGCAGCTAGATCCAGGATTGCATTCCCGTCTCGAGTTACCTCTATCTTTGAATTCTGGAAAATTGTTATTGCTTCTTCTCTTAATTCTGCAGAAAGCTCTTTTGGAACTTCAATCCATGTGTCAGTCTCTTTATTCACGACTTTCTTATCCTTAATATAAAGTTTCACTGTTTCACTGCTTGCAAAAAGGCTCATTCAATCACCCCTTAATATGTTCCTGTTTTGTTAGTATAATCTAGGACTTCTATTATTTCACCAGCCAATGGAATTAATGCAGTAAATTCTGCTCTAATTGTTATTTTATCCGCACCGCTTATATCGTGTGTCATACTGGAAAATAATAGTCTCGGTATATAAATTTTTAAAGTGTTGCCACTATCTTTTGCTAATTCAATTCCAAGTGCGCCCTCGGTGAAGTTTTTATATTTGCTATATTCACCACTCACAACTGAAGCATCAAAAATTATGTCCAATGCTCCGGTGATTTCTAATCTTCCAGCTTCCAACGTTTTGCGTTGTCCTGTGCCGTCTAACCGATAATCATCAGCTTCTAAGTTGTTGTTAATTGTAAGCTCAACACTCGAATAAAGGTCAGTAGTGGTCACAAATTGGTCGGTATATAGTTTCAATTCTTTAAAGTAATAAGGTTCATCATCCGGTACAACGATAGCCCCTTGTGTTAAACTGCCACTTAATTCTTCTTTACCAATCCAATCCAGAGATACTGACGGTATTGCGCCTACTGAACCAGAAAATCTAAGTTGATTAATTTTCATGCCTAAATATTTAAAACTCTGCCCACCGTGATTTACTTCAATTGATGCGCTCGGCAAATCTTCACTTAAACCTATTGGAACAATCTTGCTATATTCATCACCAGAAGACGGTGTTGCGTCTGGGTCTTCTAATATTGCCTTTCCAAGTGCTAAATAAAACAAAACTCCAGAAGTTGCAGGGTATAACTCCGCGTCAATACTCCCTTCAGCTCCTAATTTTCCAGGAGCGAGAGACTTTATTCCCCTTGTTCCTAATAATGCTTCTGATCTGACTGCTTCAACTTTATGGTTTAGACTTTCGCTTGTAAATGGTAGTTTATACTTAGCTTGTGCCTCGCTCCCAAAAGCACTTTCAATCCCAAGCAAGACACTTGATTTGGCTCCTGTATACATTTAACTCACCTCCGTTATTCTTCCCATTTAAAGCTTATTTGCATAAATACGAACAGCCGTTTTAAGTTCTGAACATAACTGTATTGGATCTCAGATATTTCATAATAAGCGAAAGAGCTATCTAATGTTGATTCAATTTGTGCTATCTTTGTATCTGCTGTTTCGTAAGCTGGATCTGGTGTTCCATCAATTGAAAATAAAATAGCCATGTTGCAAGTGTAACGTTTTCTCGTGCTCGTAAGATACTCCGGGATTATCTTGTCAATAAACACGGTTGCATTGTTTGCTTTTTGCAGCGCTCTATCATCTGCAATTGAAACGTTATCAAAAATGTTTTCCAGTTGAGTTATAAGGTTTCTTACCGTGCTAAACATTTTCCCACGCCCTTATTAGTTCATCTATCCATTTGGATAATTTGAAATCTCTTACTGCATCATTTAGATAACTTTTTCCTTCTGTACCTTTTTGTGTTATTTTGTACCATACTGCCCAAGCTACATGTCGGCTTTGTCTACCTTTGATTTGTAACTTTTGTTGAACCCATTTCAAAATCGGTTCAAATGGTGGTCTATGTGGTCGTGTTCCATATTCTACAAATGGAGCATATTGTAAGTTTGTAAATACTTTTACTTTGTCATAACTTATATCTTTCACAGTCCAGGATTGGCCTAAACGCCCGGTATTGCTTGCTCTCTCGTGTATGTTTTTAACTATTTTTTCTTCAAGTTCCATTCCTGCTGCCAATAAAACTTTACGCAAGACTTCACGAAATCTGTCATCTGATACATACCTTCTGATTTTTACCAGCTGTTTTTTGTCAACGCTGATGTCAATCATAAATCCCACCCGCGTGCGGATCTGTAATAATTTGCTAAGTATCTAAGATGTGGTTTAGTGTTGTCATATTGCTGTGAGGCATTCTGTATTGAGTAGGAATTAAGCTTCTGAAAATCTCCCATGATCATTTCATAACAATCGGCAAGAACATTATTCCAATCTATTACCTTTGCCTGAACTACTACAACTCCATTAACAGCATTTGTAAATGTAATTTCGCCCGTTTCCTTGTCTAGTGTATAATCTGTTGTTTCAATGCTGTCTATAAACACTCTTTCTTTGTAGGTTTCATCTAAATGTCTGTACGGTATCTGGTATATCTTCCCTTCAAAATCCTTTGACTCTGCAACTATCAATTTGATTTCTGAATTATCTTTTATAATTTGTTGCAATTCTGCATCTGTGAAAATCTGGTTTATAGGATCTTTATCAGGAATTTTCATTCTGATGTATTCTAGATTAGTCATTTACATCACTTCCTTTTGCTTTTCTTTGGTTTAGCTTGTTTTTTAACTTCTTCTACCTTCTTTTCAACCTCTGGTTCTTTTTCTGGCTCTTGTTTAAGCTCAACTTCCTTTGGTTCAGGTATATTATTC